CCAATAACAGAAGATACCATTATGAATGAGACAATACTCAAAATGTTAGCGATCTTTTGAAACATGATTAAATTTGCAATTTTAAAAGCACTATCTTTTTCAAGTGTGCTTGTATTACTGCTTATTGTAGCTCTATCCCCTCTTTACGTCACTATGGGGCTAATGACAAGACAAATGCAAGAAAAGGTTAATTAATCAGCAGCTTCGGCTGTGTTTCCTTCTGCTACCCACTCAAGGTACGCTTGATAGTCGCTGTTTGCCTCATCTATTGGTATGCACAGTGTTATATCACCTGTTTGTTTTCTTACACCATCTAAATTTCCTGTAAGAGGGCTGTTATAAAGTTTGTAAATTGGATTTATAGGAAATGCCATAATTAAAGCTCCGCATTAAAACCTAGTTTTGCATTTGCATCAAAAGCTCTAAGTAGTATAGCTTGACCAGCAGTAAAAGAACCATCAATATAAAAGACTATAGATGTTCTAGTAGTAACACTATCAAGTGAGAGAGTTGAAATATTAGTTTGGTTACCATTTGGATTGTAATACTTAAAATAACCAGAAGTTTGCACTGAATATAAAGATGGCTTTGATCTCATGGTTACAGGCGGTGTAATTGTTCCAAATGCTATTGCGCTTGAATGAACAGTCATACTATCACTTACAGAAGTAGTATTTGAAGCACCATCAATACTTCCATCAGTGTGCATATAAAAATATCTTTGACATAAAGCAAGCTCCTGACCGAATGACCTATGCTCAAAATCTGTTGCCACGCTACCTACTTCTAATTGAACTCCCGTCACATCAAATGTTGCATTAGTTGTAGTTGCCCATGTTGTTGTCATATCAGGCCAACGAGTCAATCCACTTCCTGTAGTATTCCAAGCGTTAAAAGTACCACTTCCACCAGTAAATTGTGTTCCATAATATACAATAAATGAAACTGTTAATCCCTTACCATTATCATTATTAACTGTAATTCCAGAATCTCCTGGGATAGTTTTTGATACTTTTGTCCATTGGTCAGCAGTTAAAGAAATTTCAAATGGATAATGTCTTTCTGTTCCATCGGCAGTTTGCAGTACCCCGACATAAGATTGTGTGACACTAGCTCTAACCCAGAAAGAGACTGTAATGAAACTAGAACTTGAAGTATAATTCCAACCACTTTGAGCAACATTTTGTGCTTCTATTCTTTGATCTATTTGTAAATATTGATTAGTCGCAGCACTAATACCACTTTGATTTAAAACCCTCATATACTTTCTAAACCCTAAAGTATATGGTGTATCACTTGTAGCTAAATCTTGTTGTGATTCTGTAATTGTGCCTACTGATATTTGTGTCATAAATCTATCTAAAGTATGATAAGTACTTTGAGCACCAGTTGTATTGTTTGTAGTCGCACGTTGAGCCACTTCCATAGCTCCATTAATTATTAAATTACGATTACTTAGGTTATTAGTAATGTTGGCAGTACACGTTCCATCAGTATTGTTAACAGTAATAGCAGCAGTACTAGCTGCAACCCCTTTTATCGAATTTACCTTGATTTCGCTCATGGTTTTGGATACTTGTCCTTAATAGCTTTGATTTTAGTTTTCCAACCAGCTACACCACTATGATAAATCGTATCAAGCTGATCTTCAATAGGAGGATATTCTGCTGCTCTATTTCTTGAATATTCAAGTGCTGCGTATTCAGCGTTTAATGTGGCTCGTGCAGCATCTATTTTGCTTTGCTCTAATTCAATTTTTGTACCATCTTCTTTAAATGCACCTGTGCTGTCGTCAATGATAAAAGCATCTGGATAGGCTTTCATTATCGCTTTATGATCTAAACTCATTATGCTTCAACCTCAAAAAGTGTTATTGTTCCAGAAGGAGCATAAACATGACCAGTTGCTTCACCTTCATGAGGTTGGCCTGTAGAAATTGATTGAGTATAACTTGATGATATTTGAATGCCATATTGATGTGTTCCAGCACCTGGACTATCTTCAAATCCAACAATGTGCATAGCGTGTGTATGATTATCAGGAACACTTGTACTATCTGTCCATACTCCAGCATTGGAGGCTCTGTAAGATGAACCTGTTGTACTATTGTAAGATAAATTATAATAAACACCACTTGTAATTCTTATTCCTTTGAAAAATCCGTTATAACCATCATTATCTATACCCATATGCACAGTCATAAAAACAATAACTTTATTTGAACCTGTAGTAGTTATTTGTAAATTATCTAAACCTGTAACGTCATAATATTGACCAGCGTTTGGACTGGCTACAGTAAAAGCATCAAGTTTTGATACAGACTTAACTTGAACAATTTTACCGCCCCCTGCTGCTGCAAATGATAAATTTCCCGAACCATCGGTTTTTATAAATTGATTTGCACTGCCATCGGCAACAGGAAGTTGTAATTCAACAGCAGCGTCACTTGTAGTTGATGAAGGTGCTTTTAGGCTGACTGAACCACCACCTGATGCTGCGTTTAGTTTAATCTTTGCTGTCATGATTAACTAGGCTCGGTAGGAAAGGTAACAGAACTCATATCTAAATTACCATTAGAATCAAGTTTAGGCGATGAACTTGCTGGAAGATCACGCAAACTTTGACGATATGTTTTCCAAGCATCTGAAAGCGTTAAGTCAGAACTGGCTCTCCAATCAGTAGCAGCTAATAGTTTATCTCTTTCTATTCTTAGTAGTCTCATTCCTTCGTCATTAGTTAATCTTGTAACTTCCGCATCTATTTCAGTTTCAGTTGGTTTTGGATCAGAACTTATCCAATTTAAATTAGAATAATCGAATCCAACCCAAGCATATTCACTTGAGGGTTTTAAAGATTTTAATGCTGAATGTTTTGTATGAATCATTATGCACCTATTTCAATTAACGTAATAGTTGATCTTTCACCACTTACCACATATTCAACTGTACGACCAGCATATGTAGCAGATTGTATTTTATATGTTAAAGCAGTTGAGCCGTTACCACCTGGAGCAGCATCATAATAATGAAATGTTGCTCTATTCCTAAACTGGCCCGAAGAAGCTGTATAGGCATACCACTCAGCAGTTGAGGGTGAAGTATAAAGTGCTGTTGACCCTCTTAAAAGTTTTATCCCAAAACCCTCTTCTTGGTTACTATTCATATTATGAGAAAAATTAACTAATACAAGTACTTTACTATTTGTCTGCGGTGTTATATCAACAGCCATTCCAATATCTGAATATGTAGTAGTGCTTAAACTTGTTTGCGAGGTACTAGTACCTTCTATAACTTGTAAAACTTTTCCTCCACCACCTACTGTAGCCCATTGTGGAGCAGCACTAGCTCCCTGAGATACTAATGCTTGACCAGAACTTCCATAATTAGCACCAGCTACACCTAATTGACCAGCAGCACCTATTTTAAATCTGGAAGAACCGCCAGTGTTCAAATCAATAATATCATTTCCAAAACTTACTCCTGTATTTGCATCTGTTCCTTTTAGTACTGGTGCGGATGCTGATCCATCAACTCCAGAAATACCAGTAGTGCCGTTAATGTTTAAAGCCATAATTAAAGAATAACAAGTAGACTGCCAGATGGCACGGTCACAGTTACACCACTATTTATAACAGGACTTACTGTGTGTGCATTTTTTCCTGATGTTATCGTATAGTTTGTTGTTACGTTAGTGTCTGATTCAAAAAATACTTCATCACTACCCCCTCCAGTAGCTCCAGCACCTCCACCAATAGATCCCCAAGAAGTTGTATAGCCTTCAAATTGTCCTGTATCAGAGTTATATCGGAATTGTCCTGCTGCTGCTGAAGGTGCTCCAGATTGTCCAGGTTGCTGTGCATTGTTACCAACAGGAACTTTTAAAAATCCAGTAGATGACATCGTAACATCACCTGTCATCGTAGGACTTGCTGCTACAACATGACCTAAATTATCAAGCGTTATATTTCCTAACGTGTTATAAGTTGCACTATCTCCCGAAACTGCTGTTGCTATTTTTAATAAGTTTGTAGAAGTATTTATGTGAGCCTGATACTGAGCTATATTTGCTGCTCCTGATGGATCGCTACTTCCAGCACTTAATGTTCTTAAGGCTGTGAATATTTCATTGATCTTTGCACGAACCGCAGCACCCGTTCCGTTGGCGGTATTATAATTATTACCTGTTTCGCTGGTAGTAGAGCCTGGTCTAGCCATTTAAAAAAGTAACATTGAACCTATTCTAACTTGCTTTACCAAATCCGACAGCTTGATAGCTGAAATTTCTATCAACTGAAGCATTTGATGAGTTTTTGAAATGAACAGTAAAACCCGTTCCAGATACATTTGATATTTCAAAAAAGTCTCCAGATTGCATATTTTGTGCAGTAATACCAACTGAAGGCAATATACTATTTGCTCCACCTTCAGTATTGGCAGTACCGACAAAGAAAGGATGCTGGAACGTAACTGCTTTTGCTCCTGCTCCACTTGCTGTAGTCGAAGGACTCTGTTCAGTTCTTTGTTCCATAGAAGCTGTATAGCCTAACTGAAATACCCTAATATCTTGGTTAGGATCTTTACTTGTTAAATTAACTTTGAATTTAAAACCTCTGCCTTTATATCTTCCGTTTGCAAAAGTTTGAAATGGTTTATAAGTAGGAGATCCAGTATTAGGATTATCTTGAGTAACTGCAACTAACATTTCAGCATTAACTTCAGTTGCAACATCTCCATCAAAAGTACCAGTAGTAGGGAAACCAAGATCTCTTGAGTCGAATAAATCTGACGGAAAGAAGGCTTCGGTCAAGAAATGACGTTTTAAATCTAAGGTAAATACATCTCCTAAATCTAAGAAAGTTCCTCCTGCTGTTCCACCGAACTCATAAGTACCAAAAGGCTTAATACCACCAAGATCATCTATAGAAGCAACGTCATCAAATGTTCCTGTAATACTTCCACCAATATCATCAAACAGGCCACCACCAATTAAGTTAAGAGAATTTGTTGTTGCATCGAAAGCAACGTCCGTTTTTGTCCCTTGAAACTTTGGAACGTCTAAATCTTCTCTTCTTGTTTGAATTAATTTATCATCAACTGTATCTGGTAAATCTATAATTACACTTGCTTCACCTGTACTAAATCTACCGCCATCATCTTGAAATTTAAGAATATACTCTCCTTCAAGTAATGGAACATCAGCAATAGTCGTGTTACCAGCTAATGCTTCCACCAAATCTGTAGCATTTGAAAATGTTCCCGTTCCATCAGTTTTTGTAGAATGTCGTACATAAACACGACCACCATGAGTTACATCTAAATCTGTTGCTAAATTCCAGCGTAATCTTACAGTTGTTTTATTTATTGGTTCTCCTGTAAGTCCAGTAACATCAGCAGGAACAGCAGTTTTACCGATGGTTGTAAAAGTTCTTGTAGCAGCCGTAGCACTAGGTTCTAATGCAGCATTTAAACTGCGAACAGAAACTTCATAAGATCCTACTTTTGTGTTAAATATTTCAAAATCAGGGCTGCTTGTTGTAGCTGAAACAATATTATTATCATCAAATCTATAGTTCACCATGTAGTTAGAAACACCAATTACAGACTGCCATCTAACAATTAACTTGGATACAGGTTGATTATTAATTAAAACAATTACTTCTTCAGCATCTAATCCAGTAGGAGGAGGTTTGAGAAGATTTAAAATTGATATTTGCTGTGGTATTATTGTTTCTCCATCTTCAATAAATGCGTACTTTTCATCTACATAAGCTAAAGCAGAAACTCCATATCTAACTCCATCATTTTCCTCAACAGACATGACTCTGAATGACTGAGCAGAAACAGTATCATTTTCGAGTAACCAAACACTATTGGCATTTGGAGTAGTGCTAAATGGACTAGAGGAATCAATACTAATTACTTTCCCTGATATTCCAGTTACATTTTTAGTTTCAACTGTTCCGTTTGGCATTATTACGCTTAATTTAGGATTATTTTCAGCAGATAAATCAGTTGCACTTGAATCATCTACAGTTATCTGGGTTGTTGTAGCACTACTGATTCTTCCTCCTCTTCTTACGCCTGATCTTGCTGGATCAGCAATGCTGACAATCGTTCCAGGTCTAACAACTATGCCTGACTCCATTGACACAGAGAAGTTTACCGCTTCAGTTTCTCTTTGTTCAGCGAATAATATTGCCTTTGCAAATCTTCTGGCTTGACCTCTACTTGTGCAACCTAATGCTTTTACTCTTTTAACGTGCAGCCCATATTTACTTCTATAAGCTGCCTCCGCTTCGACTTCTTCATAATCTAAATCTCTAGTTTCCATATTAAAGTATGAAACCGCTACAACTGTGCTTCTAGTTTTTAAACTGCTTCCTGTATAACTAAATCCCTCTGGGCCAACATTAGCTAAAGTAAATAAATAGCTTGGATCTTTTGGACTATCTTGAGTAAGAAGTAATGCCCCTTCAGACCAGATAGGCATACATCTCATTATTCCTGATAAAGTTCTTATAACATCAAATGCTTCTATACTTGTTTGAATATTTATATTGCAAGCGAATCTAGCTTCCTGTCCACCAAATCCATCTGATACCAAAGTGTTAGAAAATTTACTGGCAGTTACAAAGGAAAATAAATCTAAATTACTATCAACAATATGATTACCCAACCCATATCTAGTGTTAGTAAGTAAATCAAGAAGTATCATTGCAGGGCACGTTGTCCATTGAGCAGCACCCATTACACCATTAAAAATATAGCCAGTAGGGTAGACTATTCTTCCTGTTTGTAAATCAACAGTTGGAGTTCCTGATGAGTTAGCTCCTGCACCTGGAATCCTTACTTTTACTCCTCTAACTTTAAATTTTCTACCAGGAATCCTGCTAAAAAATTCTGAATCTAAACGTAGTCTTGTAAAGGCACTATCAGGATATGTGCTTGTATCATCCTCTAATTCTGAATAAGATTGCCAAACTAAGTCTCTAAAATTTCTATCCGTACTATTATCTGTTGTTTTTACTAAACGAACATCTACAGGATGAGCACCAGTAAGTGCAATTCTGTATTCTCTATTATAAGCATCTGCTGTTCTACCTCTAATAGTGTCAGAATGTACTGTAGTAAAACCACCGCCATTGTACTGAAGTTGAATATCAAAACTAACTTGATTTCCTACTATGTCTCCATCATCTTCAATGATCTGCAATATAGGAACAGTAACAGTTACTTTTACAGCATCTAAATCACTATTGTTAGTAAGTTGTCTTGTTATTGGTGTACCATTTTCAACATTTACTCCTACGGTAAAGAGAGAAGCACTTCCCGAAACCTTAGACATCTTAGTTTGAGGATTAGTACCAAAACGAATGTCAAGATCTACATTTTGGTGGTTAAAATCAACATCTTGTGGGTTAGCTGAGTCAGCCGTAGAAGATAAAATAGGAGTATCGTCTAGAAAAATATCTTTTTTTGCAGCATTTAAGTAGGCAGCAGTGCCTTTAGTTCGGCCTTCTTTTGATGGACTAGAAAAACCTTCTATTTCACCTTCAGAAATAAGATCAAGTAAAGTCGCAAACTGTTTACTATGTAAATTATCTTCAGCAATAGTTGGTGGATCGCCACCACCGCCTTTACCACCACCGCCAGATCCAGCAATAAACTTGTTATCTTCAATCATACCTGTACCGCTTCTGTATCTACATCACCACTTATAACAACTGACCCTGTAAATATTTCTCCATAAACAATAGGAACTGGAGTGCCAGCCCTTGCTGTGTTTTGCGTACCAGCGAAGTTAAATGATATTTGTGGGTTATCTTCAAACTCAATATCTTGGGTTGGATACAGAATATTACCTACACCTTGTAGTACTAAACCAGCACCAATCGCACTCAAACCTGTACCTACGAGAGCCAAACCTGGAGAAGCTGCTGCTGCTGCTTGTGCTGCTGCCGAACCTCCTCCAAATAATCCTGCACCTGGGAAAAAGAATGACGCACCAATTAATAATCCTCCGAACAAAATAGTATTAAAAGTATCTCCACCAGCACCACTGATAACAGGAATTATGTGGATGTCTTGTTTTCCTATCGGAAAATTTAATTCATCTTTACTGATTTCATAGTCACCAATTTTTACCTGATAGTATTTTGGGTTCATATAAGATTCAACTTCTGGAAAATTATTTCTTAAAAAACTAATAGCTTGAGGTAAACTATGCACTTTTATTTCAAATTCTTTATGACCAATAAACTTAGCCAATTCTCCATACAATTTTAATTTACGCAACATAACGCAACCTCTTGCCTGTACATTTTAGTAACCAAGGTGAGTATGGTTCTTTACAACTAAGTCTACTAGAAAAATGATGCAAGACATCTCCATCTATAAAAATAGCTACATGATTTAAGCCAGCATCGAGTATAGACATGAATAATAAATCACCATTCTCAAGTTTCTCATTTGGCTCTAGTTCTCTAAAACCTGTAGCTTCCGCACATCTTTCAAACATAGGATCTTTAATAAATTCTTCTGGGGTCGTGGGTCTTTTCCAGTCTCTAAGTTCAATATTTTTTTCTTCCTTGTACCAATCTCGAACTAATGACCAGCAATCAGTAACACCCCAAACCCATTCTCTTCCTATCAAAGGAGCTTTATATCCTCTAGGTTCACAATAACTCCATTGTTCTGTCTTTGGATTAACAATATGCCAAGGCAGATTTGATTTTTCACAACTAACTAAGTCTGCCTGACTAGGGGTTGGTGGTGTTATTGGGTGACTATGAATAATAGCTGTTATTTCTCCCGTGTTATCTGCTCTAACATAATCTTCTGGATCAAGGATAAAGCACTGATGATTGGTCATGGATAAATTACGGCAAGGATAGTAAGTTTCTTTACCTTTTACATTTAGCAATAAGCCACAGCACTCTCTAGGATCTTCAAGTTTTGCATGACTAAGAGCAGCTTCTTTCCAATCATTCATGGCATAAACGTACCGATAGAAGGAAATAATTCTTTTGTGCAGACTCTCAAAGGAATCCTTATGTTTGCCAAATCAAATGAAGCAGCTAATTCAAATTGAACTACTGCTCTGTTTTCTGCTGATTTTCTATCTATTTTATAAATTTCCTGTGGATATTCTGCTGTAGGATCTGGTGTGCCATAAGGATTTGATTGGCTTGTGGTAGTCGAAGATGTTTCTTGTTGGATCGTGTTCGGATTGTTCATTGTGATTGTATTACCCATATTATTCCCATGACTTGTGCAGTAATATCTCAAATCATTCGGTGCACCTGGATATGCTGGAGTGTAAGTCACCGTTGCATCTGTACCTAGAGTTCCTGCATTAACAGTAGTTTGCTGTCCGCCAGCATCAGATTTTATTCTTAAAGGATGATTTACATTAGAACTATGAGATTGATTAAAAATATAGGTTGAACCACGTTTCATTGTTATAACTGGTTTTTGCACTCCATTTATTGCAAAAACATTTGCTCCATTTGAATCTTGAACTACTGTGACAGTATATGTGACAGTCTCTACATCAGAAGGATCAGCTACAGTAGTAGTTGTTGTAGTTGTTGTCGCTACAGGATCAAAATTCGCAGCATCTAGAAACCTAGCTAAAGTTGTTCTTCTTTTTACAATCGCACCAGTAAGGTCATTTCCAGGTGTTACTTGGTTTACATTCAATAATATTGCAGTAATTACATTAGTAACATTACTGATTGTCAACGTAGGTCTAGGTAACTGACCATTTGCATATTTAAAACCTTCAGCTTCTAATGGTATTGCAATATAAGTATTTCCATCCCAAATAATATTTCCGTTATTTATTTCATTTGTGCCAGCA